ACAAATACCAGAGGAAGTATTGAAAAATATCAAACATCAAATAAAAAAAGAAAGAATCTCATTAGAACAAATAACAAATAGAAAGGCGAAAGATATATTAAAAAAATTAGGGTATAATAAATATTATGAACATATACCATTTATTAAAGATAAATTGGGTATAAAACCACCTGTAATGAGTCCTGAATTAGAAGATAAATTATGTAATTTATTTATGGAAATACAAAAACCTTATTCAAATCATTGTCCAGATGATAGAGTTAATTTTTTAAATTATTATTATGTTTTATATAAAATGTGTGAATTGTTAGATGAAAAAGAATTTTTAGCTTATTTTCCAATGCTAAAAGATCCAGTAAAAAGAATAGAACAAGATGAAATCTGGAAAAAGATTTGCGCGGAATTATCCTGGGAATTTATACCAACTATTTAAAATATTAATTATAATTATTAATTAATATTTTACTAATTTATCAAATTATATGATAATTCTATTGGGAAACCCACGGTTTAACGAGGGAAACCAACTAAATTTGCCCCAATACCGAAGCCAGCTCCACTTCTTGCGGACACAGCCATGGACGGAACATATGTATCAAGTATACTAAATGTTGCTGCTGCTGTTAAAGCAATCAATAAAACTTCATCCATGTTCAATCCCTTTTTTGGGATGGCATACGCTGCGATAGCAACCATAATACCTTCAACTAAATATTTAACGGCTCTACGTACAAGCTCGCCAAGATCAATCATATCACCTAAACTACCAAGCATTTTATATAATAATATGATAGAAAAAAATAATTTGAATAATTAATACTTAAATAAAAGGTTAGATCAATATATTATAATGAGTAATATAGCTTTCGAAAGGAAATTAAATCCAAATGGATCACAAAATGTCAAATATGTTGATTTATTAGAAGAAGATAAACCAATATCTGGACAGAAATTTGTATGTGTAAGTTTTGTTTCGCCAGAATCTATTTTAAAACAGAAAAATCATTTTTTTTTCACAGAGTTCCTAAAACATTACGATTTTTCTAAATCTACAAAAAAATATCATCAATATTTGAATTTTTTATCTTTTAAATATAATATTAAAATGGATGACTTGATGAATGATTTTGAAGAATTTGTAAAATCTGAAAAAGATGAATTAAAAAATGATACAGTGTTAAATGAATATAAAAATTTTTTAGATGCTAATGAAGATAATTTAAACGATGAGTTTGGAAAAACGTATAATTTCCAAACAAATACTAGAGGTTTAAAAATAAGAGGATCTTATTCAACACAAGAAGAAGCCGAATTAAGATGTAAACTTTTAAGAGAAGTAGACCCCAATCATAACGTTTTTGTTGGCCCTGTTGGAATGTGGATGCCTTGGGAACCAGAAGCTTATAAGACAGGAAAGGTTGAATATTTAGAAGAGGAATTAAACCAATTAATGAGTGAAAAAATTAAAAATGAAGAAATCGCAAAACAAGAATTCGATAAAAGAATCTTGGAAACTAAAAGAAAAGCTATTCAAGATAATGTAAAACTTGCTAGAGAAACTGGTAATAAATTAACTCAGAATATTGACAAAAAAGGAAACCTATATGGTGTAAATAATACAATTGAGGAAAATATATTGAACAGTAAGGGAGAAGTAACTTCTGCTGATATTAGATCAGAATTATTTGAAGGAGATAATATTATTACTTCAAAAAACAAAAACGAGCCTAAATTAAAATCTTTATTGCCAGACGATACTAAAAAATAAATTGATTTAATATAATGTTTACTTTATTATATTAAAATGGATAAAAATACTACAATACAAAGAACAAAGAAACCTTTACAAGACTGTAAAAAGAAAAAAAAGAAAAACTTGAAAAAAAGATGTAATCATTTAGGATGTAATAAAAAATTATTAATTTCTTGTATGGAATGTAAATGCAATAAAAAATATTGTAACCACCATAGGTTACCTCATCAACATAAGTGTTCATTCGTTCAAAATATACAAAAAGATGCGTTTTGTGAAAAAAATGGATTGGGTGGTGGCAATTTTAATCAAATAGAATCTATTTAATTTAAATTTAATATCTTGTATAATATTATTATGAACAATTTTGGTTCAATGTCTTTATACATTGATAACAAAAATACTAAATCAAAGCCTATAAGTATACCCAAAAGAAAACCAGCTATATGGATGCCTGATAAACGATTCGATCGTTGTTTCAAATGTAATGTACAATTCGGATTCTTACTTAGAAAACATCATTGTAGGGCTTGTGGTAGAATTTTTTGCTCTGAATGTTCTCAATGGAATTGTAAATCAAATAGTTTAATTTCTATTATTACTCCGCCAAATAATAATTATTTGTATGACAAATTCCAAAAATATATTTATAATGATAAAAGATTATGCGAAGAATGTTATTCTCATTACAATACCGTAAAAAAAGATGAAAGGTTAATAATCATTTTACAAAATTTACCTTTTTTAATGATTGATTTATGTAAACTTCGTCTTGTTAGTAAAAAATGGTGTAAAATTATAAACTATATTTTATCAGTATATAGAAGTATACAATATAAATTACCATCTAATAATTTTTCAAAATTAGAAAAAGATATACTATGGAATCATCGTTTTGAATTTAAAAATCATTATTATTGGATAACAAAATGTTTAATCGCCAATCATCAACGAAGTCAAGATGAAATAAAAAAAGTAATTATTTTTTATCATAACAACAAAATTAAAAAATCGTATTCGTGTAAATCTTTATTATGTAGACACGATTGTAAAAATCGTTGTCAAGTTGAACATATTTTACAAATTGGATATCATGTTGATATTCAGAAACATTTTTTATTACAAAATTATATCGTTGAGTTATTATTAAAAAAAAATGTAGGCATTTTACAATTAATTACACCTTGGATTATACATTTATCAACTCAATATCCGAAATTGGGGCAGATTTTATGTTATAAATGCAAAGATTTAAAATCGATATTCAATATTTATTATGAACTAAAATATTTATTAACTTTCCAAGAAAATAATAATTTACAATCTGTATTCAAAACTTTAAAAGCAAAAATGACTAATGAAATATCTAATGAAATTAGAAAAACAGATGAATTCCTTAAATTCGTTTCATTAATATTAAAGAAAAAAAATATAGATGATGTTGCTCTATCAATACAAAAATTCTTTTGTATGAATGTTTATATTATGATGCCTTGGGATCCATCTATATTATGCACTCATATTGATTATCAAAATATTAAACAGTTAAATTCTGCTTCTAAACCTTGGATGTTCCCATTATTTGTTAAAAATAATAACAATGGTAAAACATATAAACAAAATATATTAGTCAAAAATGAAGATATTCGTAAGGATAAATTAACCATGACTATTTCCTCTTTTATCAATATCGTTTGTGATGATAAAATAATGATTAATACTTACAATGTTCTGCCTATTAGCTTAAATTATGGATGGATAGAAATAATTGACGATTGTGAAACTTTATATAATTTGGAAAGTACTGGCAAATCGTTAACAAATCACTTAATGGATATAAATCCAAATGTTTCTATTGTTGGATTACGAGAAAATTTTATTAAAACATGTGTTGCTTCTTGTGTTTTATGTTATATATTAGGTATAGGCGATCGTCATACTGAAAATATACTTATCAATAAATACGGTGATATTGTTCATATTGACTTCAGTTATTTATTAGGAGATGATCCTAAAAATACTTCTAGTGAAATGAGAATAACTCCCGGTATGTTAGAATTATTAGGTGGAAAAAATAGTCCAACATATATTAAATTTAAAAAATATTGTTCCGTTGTTTATAAAAAAATTAGAAGACATTCTTCTTTATGGTATTTATTATTAACTTATTTAGCATTCAGTGATCCTCCAATAGATAATTATAGAAATAACTATGAATTAATTAAATTACATGTTATTGATAGATTATTGCCAGGCGAATTCGATGATCAAAGTTCTATAAATATTAATAAAGTATTAGATGAATCAAATGATGGTTGGAAAGCTCATCTTGGTGAAGTCGCTCATAGATGGTCAAATAATTTTAAACAAATAGCTGGTAATCTATCAACACAATTTAATATTGATTTATAATAAATGACAGATGTCTCATCAAATAAAGTTATCTTAAATATCGAAGAAGAAGAAAATAATAATAATATAATTGTAAAAGATGGAAAGCTTTCTGAAAGCTTTGAAATAGAAATGAATATTATTGATGAAGAGATCACTAAAAAATACTCTGAAATAATAAAAAAAAATAATTGTCCTATTAATTGTAATAAAACAAAAGAAGAACAATATGAATATTGTCCTATAATTTTCTTGTTAGGAGCTTTGGGTATTGTTGCTATTTATGTTATTATAAAAAATATCAATGATAAGTAAAAATTTAATGAATATAATATATTTATTAAATTTTATTTCTTTTTACGTCTTCTTCTCCGACGTTTTCCACCACTGACTGATGGGCCAATTTCCGCATTTGCCATCGATTCAATTATGTTGTCCATTGTTGTTATAGGAGATGTTGAAATACGCACCCGCTGGCGTTCTGTTACAGGAGTTGTTGAAGCATTATTATTATTATTTGATGTTGGAGTTGTTACAGGAGATACGCTTGGATTAAGATGGGGAGGTATTCTTAAATTCCTAAGTTCTGAGGAAGGAGATGGAACTTCTGAATTAGCATTGAGATTTTTTTGTATTTCTTTCATTCTTTCAACTGCCGCCTTCAATCTATTTCGTGATTTTTTCGTCCTGTTATTCTCCATACCACCTCTCTTTTTTCCCCGCGTCTTTCTCCTACGCTTTCCACCTTCTTGGCGGTCGGCTTCAACGCTAAATCTGATAAAAAGTCTTAATATGCTACGACGACGAGCAATGATATTCATTGCGTCCTTGTTTTCATCCACAAGACTTATCGTATTTCGGTATGCGGGTGTTCCTGGCGTGTGTTTTTTTAGAAGCTCTCTATAATTTTCTTCTAATTCTTTAACTTTACCAAATATCATTGAATATTCGTAATCTAGCATATCAAAATCTTCTTCGCGATAGTTACTAGGATTGTCATTCATATCAGTCCACGTATCTTGTAATTCTGCCCACTTTGTAATAACCACTTGTGCTAGCCTTCTTCTTTTTGCGGATTTTTCTAAAGCAACGGTTTGTGCTGAAGAAGACGAATTATCTTGACTACCCTCTGGATATTTTCTTTTCCCCGTGCCTCTTTTTTTACGCGTCTTTCTCCGACCTCCTTTTTGTAATTTAAGAGTTCTTTGTTTTTTACACCTAAACTTTCCTCTTTTATAACCCTTCCTTGTTATAACTGATTTAGTACAAATTCCGATAGCAATTCCTTCTTTTTTAAATTTTTGTTGAACTTTCTTAATACAACTACAGAATTTTTTAGATATAATCTTGTCTGCTTTCTTTTTTATATTTTTGGATTTTTTTGGTATAGACAATTTATAAAATTTTAATATTTTTTTGTAATCTTATGTTGAAAGTTTCATATATATATATATATTTACCATCGATTTTTTTTCACGTTTATTCTTGGTCCTTTCAATCCTTGATTTGGATCATATTCATCATCTTCGTCATCTGACGCAAGATTTCTAGACATTTCCCAAAATTCACGCGAACCTAATCTAAATTCACCATGTGGAGTAGCTTTATACCAAAATATCTGATCTTCTAATTTATTAGATTTGGCATTATTACATACAACTAAACATTCATAATTTTCAGTACATTGATCCATAACTTGGCAAAAACTTTCGAATGTGCTAAACATGCCAGCGTAATTTTCATAAATTCTTTTACGATTATTAATATACGGTTCTCTAAGAATAAAAGTATAATCAATATTAGTTCTAAGATTAGGCGGGACACCAAGAGGATACTGCATAGTAATAACAAGCATTATTTTCCAATGTCTTCCATTCATAAAAAGCAATCTCATCATTTTTTCTCTAGCCCAACCATTATCATAAAGACAATCATCAAGTATAACGAATGCTCTGCCATCTATATTGGTTCTACCATATTGATCTTTTTCTTTTTTTACTTGTTTTAATACGATTTTTTGTCTTTTTAGAATATTTTCAATAATTGCTGTATTATATTCATCATGAATAAATAATTTTGGTACAATTTTACCATAAAATCCATTGCCACTTTCTGTTCCGGAAATTACAGTTCCAATAGGAATATCTTGATGATGATATAACATATCTCTAACTAAAAAACTTTTACCAGTATCTCTTCTACCAATTAATACAACAACTGGTCCGGAATTAGTATTGGGATCAAATTTAATGTTTTTCATATCAAACTTTTTTAATTCTAAATTCATATATTATTTAACAGTAATAAAAAAATAATGATATTAACGAAAGTAAGTTTAATATTACAATTTATAGTATATATTAAACTTAAATGTCAAGTTTAGTAATTGATAAAAACAAATTTGAAATTAATTATCAAAAAAATGATAATGAAACCTTGTTCAAAACCTTTGAAAAAGAGTTAAATGTTTATAATATTCAAAATTATGTACCATTGTATACACGATATTTCAAGTTAAATGAAAATAATTCAAATAAAATTAACCTGAATCATTATAATACAATTACAAATATAAAAGATAAAGTAACTGATAATATTTTTAATATAAATATTCGAAATCAAAAAGATACACATTTAAGAAAATCTTTTTTTAAATTTAGTCCATTATTTGATCCAGTAAAATATATGGTTGGGAAATATTCTCATATAGACAAGGAAAAATTAACGAAACTTCCTAAATTTAATGATGAAAATGGTTATACAAAAAAAATGTTAGATCATAATAATACATCTTATGTAGATAGTTTTTTTTCTTATTTAACAAGTATACTATTGAATAATCATAATTTTGTAAATGGAATCGATTTTTATGGTTCGTTTTTGTGTATTCAAAGAAAACATTTTTTAAATATAAATGATGATTTAGAATATTTATATGAATCCAATCATTTTCATGACAATAAAAACAAATTATTTGATACAGAAGATATAGACGAGGATATGTTAGAAGATGATACAAGATCACATAGAAAAAAATTAAAATTGAGCAATGAAAAATTAGAATTAAATACAGAAAATCTAAATAATGATATATTTGAAAATATATTTGAGTTAACCGAAGAAAATATTAAAGTTCATAATGGTAATACCTTAGAATTATGTGAATATAATCCGAAAATAAAAAATAGTAATGAAAGTAGTGATAGTAAACAAACAAATTCAACTTGTTCATCTAGAACGTCTAATACAAATAACTCTGAAAACGATAATATACTAGATAGCGAAGAAGATGAAGAAGAAGAAGATTCTGAATTAAATAGTTGTACAAATTCAGATATGTCAGAATATTCTAGTTCTAATGAAAATGAATATATTAAAGCGGAAATTTTTAATTTTCCAGTTCAAATAATATGTTTGGAAGGCATGGATAATACATTAGACTCTTTATTAGAAGTTGAAGAAAAAGATGAATTAAGTGATGACGAGTGGGTGTCTTGTTTATTTCAAATAATAATGTCTTTAATAGTATATCAAAAATGTTTTGATTTTACACATAATGATTTACATTCAAATAATATAATGTTCACTAAAACAGATAAAACATATTTAATATACAAATATGAGGGTCGATATTATAAAGTAAAAACATTTGGAAAAATATATAAAATAATTGATTTTGGTCGTGCTATTTATAAACACGATGGTAAAATATTTTGTTGTGATAGTTTTTCTGCGAAAGGAGATGCTTCATCGCAATATAATTGCGAACCTTATTTAAATGAAAATAAACCAAGATTAGAACCAAATCCTAGTTTTGATTTATGTAGATTGGCTTGTTCATTGTTTGATTATTTTTACGATGACATAGAAGAAGTTGAAGAAGTTGACGAACGAGACGACCCAATATCTGTATTAATATCAGAATGGTGTAAAGATGATAAAGGGAGAAATATGTTATATAAAACAAATGGCGAAGAAAGATATCCAGAATTTAAATTATATAAAATGATATCAAGAACTGTTCACAAACATGTGCCTTCAAAAGTAATAAACCATTGGTTATTTAAAAAATTAATGGTAAATAAGAAAAAAGTTAAAAAAGCAAAATATATGAATATTGATGCTTTGCCAGTATATACTTAAATTGAATTAATTAAAATCATTATATTTTAATTAATATAATGAATATAGTAAATAATGAAAATCAAGATCCTCAATTTATTATTTTAAATAAAAAGAATAAAGATGAATTTTTAGTTTGGTGTTTAACCCGATTATGGGAGGATAATTTACAGATAAACGATGAATTTTTGAATTATTATATGGAATTAAAAATAAGCGAATGGATTGAACACAATCATCCATGGTTATATTGTTATACTTGTATAAGGGATGAATTTGATTCACAAAAAAGAGAAGAAGAAAAAGAAATAAAAAGAAAAGATATTGAAAAAAAGAGACAGGAAAAAGAAAAATTGCGACCAACCGATATAAAAAAAAGACGTGAATTGTTTGCTAAGAAATTTGAAACTAAATTTAATAATAGTAAGTTTAAAAAAAAGAAAAAACGATAAATTAAATTAATATAAATATATGTTTTTATATTAATAAAAAATGAGCGAAGAACGAATAAACCAGTTTTCAAACGATGTAGATAAACTTTTATCTGATATAAATAAGTGTTGTGTTAAAATGGCAGAACGCGATGGATTTGAATTGCCAAAAGTAGGCGGATGGATCAAAAAACAGGATGGATATTGGGATTTTATTGAAGGGAAGGGAAATTATAAAAAAATAGATGGAGAATGGCAATGGGATCTAGAAAAGGCAAATCCACAATAATTTAAAATCCAGGATTATCAGTAAATACTTCTGGTGTAGCATTTACAATAATATCACTAGAAATTTGTGTTAATGTATAATACCCTACAACAACGCTAATATAAACAATAACAGAATCTCTGAATAAAGTTTTAATAGGTTTTTTTTCTTTTAAAATATATTTCATTTCAATAAATTTGAAAATAATATATACGATTGATATGACTACACCAATTATAAACATAGAGTATTGCATAAATATAAATTATTTTATGAAGTTAAATAAAATAATTTAACGCAAATTAACTCAAAACTTCTATGTTTAAAGATGGTGTATCATTTTTTTTGTCTAAAGAACCAAGATTATCTAAATTTAATTTTATATTATCTCCAGTGTGAATAGTTAATTTATCTTCTTCATAATCATCATCATCATCCAATTCTGCTTCTTCTGCTTTTCTTTTTGCTTCGTTTTCTTTTGCTATTTTATCTAATCTTTCTATATTTTTTGGTGCTTCAATCATACTACTTTTATTTGTACCCATATCAAGAACGCTGTCTTTATCATTAAATGATAATCTTGGCAAATTATTTTCTTTATCATCCTTTACATTTTCTTTATTAATCATGGGT